TTATTATTATTTTGCTTTAGTCATTCTTGGATTATTTTGTGCAGGCATACAGCCAGCTACTTTAGCGCCTTTTTGATAATACCTAGCCTTTTCCATCATACCACCATGCGCTTTATAACTTGGCTTCTGTATTAGCTTAGGTTGTATTCTTCCTCTACCAAACTTTTTTTTATCTTTCATTAGTATCTCCAATAATTAAAAAATGGGGAGGCGATTAAACCTCCCCAAAAGTCTTAACCAAGACCATATATTGCGCCACAACCAAGTGGGTTGCGTACTTCAAGAGTACACTCTTCAACCATCATTCCAACAGTTGAGTCACCTTTCTGCCCTACGTCGACCTCTTGCATAGGTCGTAAGTATGCAGTTGAGAACCACATTGGATCATAGATGTAAGCTGCAAAGTCAGCCATGTCAGGTCGTCCACCACTTGTAAAGTAGTTAGTCGCATGACCATCACCTAAGATAGCAGCGTGAGTGTTTGATAGTCCCATGATGTAGTTAGGTACAACCATGATATCACCAAAGTCAGACATATATACGTCAACAGACTGTCTTAACTTTCCGCTGTCACCAATCTCTCTCTTAACTCCAGTATCAGATACCATTAAGTCAGAGAAATCTCTACGTATTTTAGGGGATACCATAACTTTGGTAGCCTTACCACCTTGCTCGTAGATTTTCTGCATAACAGAATCAATGTCTGTTAAAGCAAGAGAACCTGTAGTAGGAGGAGTAGAACCAGAAACGTTTACGCTAGACCTAGGAATAGCAGTTCCTTCATTATCAGTTCCTGCACCTGTAGTCGCAGCAGAAGGAGCTTCCCATTGACCTACATAGTTACAAGTAAGCGCACTATTGATAAATGATGAGTACCCGCCCGCTGCACGTGAATTAGCGTTTTGAGATGCAACAGCATTTGAAATGTTGTGAGCATGAATCATATCAAACTCAACATCACGTCGTAGTTCAGTACCACGCTTTTTAAGTTGATATGCGTATTCATCAGCTACACCAGCCTGATCAACAGCTCGTCTAGTTCCTGACACAGCAATAGTTTTACCATTGATCTGTGTGTAGTTACCTAGTCTGGTTCTGTGAGGACCAGTAATAGCAAATTTAGCTCCAGTAGCAGGAGTAGCTCCTGTACCACCACTACCATCATCAGTAGGAGCAATCCAATCGGTACCTTCACCAATTCGTGAGTTACCAGGTGCTTCAAGAGCATCGGTTTGCCATTCATGATAGATTGCAGTCGCTTTTGTTTTACCAATAGATGCAGTGAAAGGGGTTTCATCCCTTGTTATCATCGTAATAAAATCAGCAAGGTCTTCTCTTTCCGAGACGTCCTTGTTTGTAGCACGTGCTGGACCTGCTGGTCCGCCTGTACCACGTACACCAAGTGTATTAGCCATAAGTATTTACCTCCAAGGCTTGAGTTAATATTAAATATTACCCAGAGATCGCTCGGCCATAGCCTTTAGAAAATCCTTCTCTTCACCTGAATCAGCTTTACCACTTAACACTTTAGACCTCAGTACTTCACTTCTATCCTGCTTTTGTTGATTAACAGTTTTAGACTTTTTTACTGGAGCCTTCTTAACTGGTAACGCCTTACGTTTTACAGCGCCTTTAGTAACGCCTTGTTTTAACTGTCTGTAATCGTCAACAAATTTTACGATACCAGGATCAACAACAGTATTCAAAACTTCTTCAGATATTCCTTCAGCTAAAGCAAACTCTCGTATTTGTTTTGCCCTGCTATCGTTATATCCAGGAATTAATTTTGGAATTGTTTCTTGGAAATGGGTTATACTTTCTTGCCACGTTTTCTGAGCTTCCTTTTCAGTCTGCTCTTTTACAGCTTTAGATAAGCCTTCACGTTTATTTCTGGCTTGCCAGTACTCCTTTTGTGCTTCCTCACGTTGATCTTTTAGTTCAGTTAAATTGTAAGAATCACCATCTTTTCGTGCAGTGGTAATCTTTTTTTCAAGCTCATGATATTGATCTGCTTTGGCTTTCTCTTCAGAATACAATACAGCTAAGCTAGCTTTTGACATAGTGTCAAGTTCACTAACCTTACCTTGAAATTCTTCTTCGAGTTTTTTCCTAGCATCTCCAAGCTCACGACCCTTATTAGAAAGAGATTGTTCAGTAGAGTAACCTTTAATAAGATCACCAAAAGATACTTCAGCTTCTTT